CCTCGTTAGCAAGGGTAGTAGATTCTCTGTTGACGCCCGGCCTAAATGCAAGTTTCTGTAATGGCATTTTAATTCCTATGACAAGAAAAGGGCACGCTCGTCTTTACGGCGTGTCACCAACCCCTTGAGTTCTTTTCCGCCCGCCTTAGTGTATTTCAAGAACTCGTCTGCCGCACCTTCAATATCGCCCCTAAGCACCTTTTGACGAAGCGTGCTACGCTGGAGTGTTCCAAGACCGACGTTAAAACTAAAAGAAACAAGCCCGTCAAAGTTGCCTTGTGTAAGAGGGACAGGGCAGAGAGAAGAGACCCCGCGCTCAAACTTTGCCAAATCTGCTCTAAGAATTGCATCGACTTCTTCCATTGAGAATACGCGGTTATCTTCTGGGCGCAACTGTATTGCCGCCCTTTGGTCTACAGGCAACTTGGCCTGTGAGTCATACATCAAGTGCCCAACACCCACCGTCCATAGGTAGACCGAGTCACGATAGGGCTTTTGCCTCACCCCTTCGTGGTGCTTGATGTCCTCGATACAGCGTTGGCTGATGTTCATTTCTTCTCAAACGCCTGTGAACCAAACCAGAACGCAACGATAGAAGCCCAGATTAGCTGGGTGTCGTTGTCCCACAACTGGTCTAAACATTCAGTAAAGGGCACGTTTGAATGCCATGCATACAAGAAGCCAGCAATATCTACAAAGACCAAAAGCAAGAACATGCCGTAAGTTAGGGCGGGGCGCACCATAGCGCGTGCATTGATGACCCAAGTAGATGCACCTTTGCTAATTTCTATGTCGTGTGCATACAACGCTTGACGTTCTTGAAGCTTGGCATTAACCATAGCCACGTTCGCCTGTTGAGTTGCTACCTCGGCTTGGACTTTTATTTCGTCTAGGTGAATGGCTTCAATGTGCTCTTGGGACTCCAAACCCGCTTTTTTTAGCGTGAGCTCGCGCTCGGTCTGCATTTGTGCTAAAGCAAGTTCATGCTTTTTATCCGCACGATCTTGGAAGAAGTCCAACAATTTAGGCAAGCCCCCCATGAGGAAGGACAGGAGGGTAGAAAGTAGTGTCAACATCATTTTTCCTTTGTTAATTCAAGTTTCAACTTACGCAACTCTTTGATTTCTCGCTTGAGCTGCGCTTTCATGTATAGGGTTTCTACGTATGCCATTGAAGTTACTCCAACAATAATACATAGCGCAACCGCTGTCAAAATCCACCCGACAAGCTTCGCAGTTGCCACATCAGCCACCCAAAAATTAAAGATACAAACATCACGGCAATTACTCCAGTAGTTATTTCAATGCAACGAATTTCGTCTTGCTCTTGCTTCCACCTCGCCAACCTAGTCTTGCGAATTGTTTCTGCCCTAGCCCATTCTTGTTCACGTTCAATTTTGCCGTGCATTACCAAAAATCTGCTGTACAAATCTTTCAACTCTGCTGGTGCGTACACCATTGTCTCCCGAACCTGCTCAAACAACTTCTCCATTTGCAATTCAATCATCGCGCGCTCAATGGCTTTTTTGCTGGTGTTTTGCTCTGGGTCGTAGTTTGTCTTTGACTCCTCTTCTAATTCAAGGTAGTGGTTGTTAATCTGCTGCTGGGTATCAAAAAGCAAGCCCAGCTTGTCACCAATGTCTTTGATGAGTTTAAGCTCCATCTCTTCGTAGGACTGCTTTGCGGCTTGGGCTTTCGCTTTCGCCACAGGCTTAGGCGTATCGACAGGTCTATCAGGTTGTCGGCTAAATAACCCAAGAAACCATTCCCAAATACCTTTGATGGCTTTGACGTCTTCAAGGACGCCTTCAACTGTTTTCTTTGCCCCCTCCAGCTCCATACGGCCTTCGTGCAAGAAAGCGCACCCCTGCTTGATAAAGCCAACGGCAGTCTGAGCAGCCATGAGGAGGGTGAAAGGGTCCACATCTTATTTGGGGTATTTGTCTTTGACTGCTTTAATCTTTGCCGTCATTTCATCGGAAAAGGCTCCGGCACGGTATAAATCATCCAATTGGTCGCCGATAGACGGATATTCATTAGCACGATTTTGTTCGTAGCTAAACCCAATCAGAGATTCAGTCAACACAGGGTTACCGTTTTCATCACTAGTAATTACTTTGCCCTGCGCTTGCCCTGCAAGAAGTTCGGCATGTTGTCCTTCGGTTATTTCTACAGCATCACTGGGGATATTTTCCCCATGAACTTCCGTCACATAAAAACCGTTAGTTGATTTTGAATAAAACATTGTTTCTCCTTAATACCCTATTGCAATCCAAGATGCAGAACCTGTGTAACGGACATTTAAATTAAACCCAGAAGTTGTTTGGTCTGAATAGCACGCAAATTTTGATACTGTTGGGGTATCAACCATAGTTATAACAATCGAGGTTACCGCGCTGGGGAAAGTCACAGGGAAAGTGATTGCGTTTTGCGCGCTTCCATACGATGCAGTTCCGCCCCACTGAATAATCAATCCACTAGGGAGTTTTTGGTACCCAGCATTTGCCGCAGAAAGTGTGCCGTAAGCAAAAGCAGTGGTGGCGATTGTTGTGTTATTTGTTCCGTTGGCTTGCGTTGTGGCATATGAAGCGTTAGTAGCGTTAGTAGCAGAAGCTGCGGAGCTAACCGATTGGCTGCCAATGTTTGCGCTTGTAATAAATGACCCGCCTCCTGCTGGATTCGTCGCGTTCGTTGCGTTTGTGGCGTTTGTAACCGTACTGGACCCAATAGCCGCAACAATTTGCGCTCCTGTAGCCGCAGTAAACGCGCTTGTTCCATTGCCATAAGCCAAACCAGTTAAAGTGGCTACGCCCGTGCCACCACTAGGTACAGTAACAACACCAACAGAATTCAAGTAAGTCGTGGCGTTAATGATGTCTGTGCCGTTGGATACCAAAATAAGTTTGGCCCCGCTTGATACAGAAACACCTGTTTGCCCAGAAACTTTGACGGTTACTGCGTAACCGCCAGTGGTGTTGTTGTATATGAAATACAACTTTTTATTGGACGGGACAATCAGGTTCCTAGCCCCTGTCAAAGAGCCAGTACATTCAATAAACATATTGCGTGCAGTGCCAGACGCCCCGTTAGGGATCGTGATTACTGTGTCTGCGCCGTCAGTGATGGCTTGGGTTACGTAACCAGAAACAGCCTGCTCCAGCAATGTGCCAATGTTGAGGTTATTTGTTTGGCTCCAGTTACCAGCCTGATCGCCGGTACCCATCATTTCTAGGGCTAGGTTTGTTGAGTATGTACTTGACATGTGTTACCTCATTGTGAGTTGTCTATGTTTGACCAACCGGCATTTTCAGAGTTGCTTATGGTTGTCCATCCTGCGGATTCTGGATTGTTTATAGTGGCCCAATTTGCTACTTGCGTGTTTATTATTTTTATCCAAGCTGACGCTGCTATATTGTCTGCGATATTGGTGTTTTCAGCAATTGAGACTTTAAACTGGGCAAGAACTGCAAAAGCGTCCGCAGGGGCTAAGTTTTCTGTAATTGCTTCAAGGAACGCGGACACTTGTGTACTGGAATCACCATAACCGACGTTTTCTGTAATGGTTTGCAAAGCTGCAAAATAACTTGCTAATACGTCGGCTACAGTAGTTGCTTCTGAGCGCGATACAGAAAACTGTGCTGTTATTGTCTCAACATCGGCTGGTGTAAAGTCTTGTGAAATTGTCTGAAAAAATGTAGATAACTGCGTGCTGGAATCGCCAACAGTAATTGTTTCTGTAAGACTACCAAAATAGTTTGCTCCCGTATCATTTGGAACTTGAGCTATGGTTATTGTCTGTGTAATAGATTGAAGGAACGTAGACAGCTGTGTGCTACTGTCAGCCGCGCCTATATTCTCCAGCACAGAAAAAGCATAGGAGTTGTTTGCTTCAGAAGCAAATGGTGTTGCGCCAAAGGCAGGTATACCGAACATCATCTAAACCTCGGCCCAGAAATCCAGATCGTTGCGGTGTATCGCACACCTTTAGTCACGGGGGTTACTTGATGTTCAATAAAAGAAGGGAACGCAATAATGGTCCCTTTGCGCATTACGGGTGTGTGCTCCCCATAGAATTTCAGTTGCAGATTACCGCCTTCATATTCAGCTGGATCGGACAACAAACAAACGACCGTAACTTTACGATCTGTAGCCAAACCAGTCAGAGGGAATGTATCTATGTGCCAGTTGTATTTTTGGCCTACCCCATACTCCGCAAACTGCACAGCTTCACAGCGATCTACATCAAAATCCCATTTACATTCTTTGTTTGCTAGTACGCCGTAATCTTTCATTTTTTGGTCAAACCAATGATCTGCACTAGAAAAGCGAACGGTTGTGTTTCTTTGGGCGTGGTCTACTACATCCCCCACATTACCCATAGAGGCGTCTCTTGGTGGGATTTGCATGTACTCGGCAAAAGCCTTGTCGCAGTCCTCTAGCGGAACCTGCCCTATGTACCAAATAGGTAAATGCGACATTTTTAATTGGGTGGCGTAGGCCAAGTTACAGAAATTGGAAACGTAGATTGGGATGTAACATCCCGAAGCGCTTGACGGTATGAAGCCCATTTTTGTTTTGTTTGGTCTGGGACATCCGCACCTTGAGTCCAGTCTGTTGCGGATATTTTCATATTTCTTTCTGCTCTTATATTCATTGCAGATTTGTTTTCATCAAATGTATAGGGCGTGATAGGGCCGTATCTACCGGCTTTTAAATCATTGTAAATTTGTTGGCCGTGAGCTTCTGTGTCCCAAGCAGTCGCATGGAAAGGTAGTACCTCGTCAAATTCATTAAATTTAACTTTTGTATCTATGCCCGTGTTTTCTGCATTTGTATATACAGGGTCTGTAACAGAAAATACCGTAAATGTTTGCATGTTATTTTCCTATGCAATTCTTAAAAACACACCTGCGTAGTACTGTGCGCCGCCGCCAACAAACAACCATGTACCAGACCCAATTGCAGGTGCCCTAGTTGTTGAACCTCCACTGCCATAGCAGGGATACACAGTTGATCCTGAGTATGATGTGTTTAAGTTACATTGCGCAGAGTTTTGATCGCCTGCAATATAGCCCCCAACAGTATTGTATGTAGTGACTACGTTAGTAGTACCAGTTGGCCCTGTCGGCCCGGTTGGCCCTGTGGGGCCGGGGCTCCCTGTTGGTCCTGTAGGGCCGGGACTCCCTGTCGGCCCGGTTCCCCCTGTCGGTCCGGTTGGGCCGGTTGGGCCGGGGCTTCCGGTAGGTCCAGTTGGACCTGTGGGGCCCGCCACGCCAGCAGACCATGTGCCATCACCACGTAAAAAGTTTGAGCTCGATGGAGTACCAGTGACAGGGTTAGCCGCCATGTTGGTAACGGTGCTGATTAACGTGCCGCTTGCGGGTAAACTAAGCGAAGTATTACCTGTAGCTGTGAACGTCTGAGTGAACGCACCTGCATGGGATAAGTTACCAGCAACAGTAATTGTGTTTGCCCCGTTGTTAACGCCTGTTCCGCCGTAAGTTCCTGTAATGGCAGTGCCGTTCCAAGTACCAGAGGCGATCGTACCTAACGGACTAGCGTTACCCGACGCATCAAGGTTGATTGATTTAGAAGATGGGTAAGTTACAAAGACGTTGACCGTGCCAGAAAAAGTAACAGCGCTACCGGCGTTACTAGAAGCGTAGACAGTTGTGCGAGTAAGAGTTGGCCCAGTAGTTGAATACGTGCCAAGACCAACTTCCCAGTTACCTGATGAATCCGTGGCTGAGTAGTATGTGGTGTTGGTGTTACCAATAGCCGCAAAAGTTTGATACCCAGAAACAGCACCGAGAAGCGTAAAACTTATAGTGGTGTTAGCTGTACCCGTTTCTTGGACACGGTTTGCAAGTACAAGAGCCATTTAGGACTCCTTACGAAGTTGCAGTTGTCGAGTAGGTAACAGTAACAGTATCGCCAGAAGTCACTGCTTTGGCAGTGCTGAAATTACCTTCTGAATACAAAGTACCTGCCGTACTGGAAATCGTGCTGACTGCGCCAGAACCTGTAACCAAGAAACAACCATACACAGTAGCAGAGCCAGTCATTGTGTAAGTAATTGCTGTAGCTGTAGATGTGCTCACGTTTGATGGAGTAGTACCAGACGATGTAGAAGCAGCAAACACTGCCGTACCGCGCACTGCTGACCCGCCCACGGTGTAAGTAGTCAACTCAGTCCATGTCTTAGAAGCCATCGTATCTGCGGCTGCAAATGTAGTGCTGTTATTGATAAGCCCCAAGAATGGGCCAACCGTGGTGTATGTACCGGAAGTGCGCAACAGGGTATCAAACATCAACTGTTTACCAACAGCAACGACTAAGTTGGGGAACTTTTCTTCCCATTTAAGATTACCTTCAGCATCACAGCACTCTACATAGTAGTGGCCTTCAACGCCCATGCCTTCTGGGATACCAACATTAGCCTGCATTGTGGCAACAGCATGGTCACCAAAGCTAGAAATTTCTTTTGTCATACTTACTCCTATGAAAGCCGGATGATGGCTGAAGTGTTTGTGATTGCGGGGAATTGTACGGTGAACGTGCTAGAACTTGATTTGTCGTTACCAAAATCTAAAACACAAATCGCTGGGTTAGTTGTACCGTTAGCCAAGTAAATCAAAGCTCCCCGCGCGGTGATTGAGCCAGTCCATGCCGCATTTGCAAACGACAAATATGTAGTGGCAACACCTGTCTGATTGCCAATTGTTGGAATTTGAGAAACTGTCAGTACCTGACCGCCAGCGGAATAGTTACCACCTGACGCTTCACCTGTGCTTGTGTAGGCAGTGGTTGTAGCGTCTAGCGTGGCAGCATTTGTGTACAACGCAATCTTGAAGACCTGCGTTGTTCCGGTATTGAAATTAAACGTCCCGTCAAGCAGACCTGTCTTGAACGTGTTGGTTGCGTAATTGCCCGTGAATGCCATCAAGTCACCGCCTGTCTAAATTGACCAGAACGATATGCATCCTGACGCTCCATACCATCTCCAAGGCGTTTAGCGAGAGCTAATGCTTCCTTGTACTTGGCATCGTAGAGTTGAATTAAATCTTGTTCACCCTTCATATAGGTATACGCTTCAACAAGCGATCCGTACAAAAGGACAGTGTCAAAGTTGTCACCCAGCCATGTGGTCGTCGCCGTGGTGATGGACTCTGGGTAATAGTAATAATGCAGCTCTACCGTGTACGCCGTATCTGGCGTTGGGCCAAGGATAAAAGACAGCTCGTTACTGATAGTTCCACCAGACACTGTCGGTCCAAACAATGCGTAATACTTGGGAATCCCCGTGTCTGTTGTTGGGTTTGGGTAAGCCTGTCGGATAAAGTTCACGTCTTTGTTCAACAAATACTCAAATGCGCCCGTAGCATCAACAACAGCTAAAGAATATGTGGCTAAATAATCAGTCGGCGCAGACAGATATTTGTTAGCAGATGACACACTACCCTGAACGTTTTTGCGCAATGATGGGAATTGAACGGAGTTGTATATCCGTTGTTCAGCTTGCTCGATAAAACGATTGATCTGTGTGGTCGAGGTTACAACTGTTCCGTCCGCCAAAGTTGTGGCGGGGAATGTGTTCTCGGTATACGTTTCAATCGCCGTTACCAGCTCGCTGTACGTCATGCTCATGCCATCGGGCCTCTAGACTTGATGCCTTTGATAGCAGCTCCGTGACCGCGCATGGTGATACCTGTCTTTTCCTCGTCGCCCCAAGCACCGATAGACACGCCACCATTCATAGGTGTCCAGTTTTTACGCTTTGGCATTTCTACTGAGTAGCCAATGTCTTTTTCCTCTACCGCTTTACCGCCCATATCATGGGGGGCGGCGTAGTCTTCCGCTGGCAAATTATCGCGGTTTGCACCGTGGTGAATAGCTGGGCTATTCTTTTTTGTGGGTTTAATTTGGGTAGCCATTACTTGCCCCTTTGGTTTGCGACACGAGCCATGTTGCGTCCCATAGACTTCATCATGTCGGTTGTTACACCGCCTTTTTTGAGTGTAAGTTTAGTACCCTTACCGCCCTTGTGTTCTTGTTTGTCGTGCTCTTTGAAAGCTTTTTTGATAAGCGCAACGTCTTGCTTCTTATCCATTTTCATGTCTTCTTTGCTGTCGCTTTTTGCCATTTTCAACTCCTACGTTGTTGCTATCGTAACTGTACCAAGTTGCACCACTAAAGCCAAGTTATTTGGCGTTAAAGCTGCGTCAAAACTTTCTGACCCACCAACGGGGTTCCAACCCCATTGAAAGATTCGGCTACCGCCTTGAGGTGTTCCAACGCCATTTGGCCCTGTACCACCATTCACATTTATCTGTAACCCACTCGTTCCAGAAACCACATAGCTCCTGTCAGGACGAGGGTTACGCAAAGCCTGCGGATCATCCACCGGCCACATACCCAACTGCAACTGCGGATGATCTGGGTCCCAACACTCTGGGCATACCAACAAATTGTAGTTCTTAGTCTTGATAATCTCAGTCTTAAGAACCTTTAGCTTGAACCGTTGACCACAACGGTCACACTCCGAAATCGCATGTTTGCCAGAAGCAAAACGATTACCCATGACTACCTCCCGATGTAGGTCTGTCTAGGAACCAAACGTAATGCTGCCTTCTCATGGTCCTCATACGCGGCAAGTTCCCAAGCCTCGTCGTACTGTTGCTTCAACATGCCAATACGCTCCATGCCCTGCGGTACTTTGCCCGCAATGTAGTACGACAGACCAGCCGCCATACAGGGGATAAAACGAAACGGCACATCCATTATGTTCACACCGCTGCCAGCATCTTGGGTGCGGCGTAAGCGCCAGTAAACAAATGTGTAGTCTTGGGCATTGTCAGGGGTAGGCCAAACAGTTATAGCCGGTACCTGTTGCCAATACACAGTAGCTGTAGCCGTATGAGCCGCAGGAATTGTGTTTTGTTGTCCACGGAAACAGTTGTTCAAAGTACCGGACACGGCATTTGCAGTCTGGGTTATGTATCCGTAATTTATGATTTCACTATCTATCTTTACAAACCCAGATGCGGGTAAACCCGTAACATCACTTACTGTGATTGTTGTGTCTGTGGATGTGATTGTTGTGCTTAATGTAGAGGCTACAGGCGAAGTCTGCCCGTTGTAACGCTGAATCCAAACCTGAATTGGTCTAGCTTGGGTCAGTTTGTTTGGGATCGTCGCATAGGTAGAAACACTAATACGCGTGATTGTCAGGTCGGCTTGGTTAGCCGTGCTGTTTGCGTTGGTGCGGATTAGATGCTCGAGAAGATCGATCGTGTCATTTGGTAGGGCGTATGTGTTTTGACCGGGGACCAGAGTAATAGACCCCGGCTCGATAGTCCACATATTGATGCCACGGTTTGCCCAATCAGCAAACATGATATTTAAGCTGCGCCGTGCGGTCCTCAAATCATAACCAGTGCGCAGCTCACTACCGGCGCGTTCAAACGCCTCCTCGACCAACTCGGTGAGGTCAAGGTTAAAGGTTAGTGCGCCGGAGGTATTAGCCATTAGTCAGCTTTAGTTTCTTCAACTACAGTCTCTTCAACTACAACCTCTTCAAGCACTTTAGCTTTTCGAACTTTAGGGGCTGGGGCTTCTTCCACGGCTGGCGCATTTAGCTCTTCAATCAAAGCTTCGACCTCGTCGGAGACTACGTTGTTTAAGTGCATTTCGCGTTCTGCTAATGCAGTCATTGCGCGTTTTATTAGCGCTAGTTGGGCTTCGTTAAACATGATTTTCCTTTACTTTTTCAAACCTTTGAGTGTCTCGGCTAGGCGAGCACGTTGACCCATCTTGCCGGGGGCTTTGGCTGCTTTTGCCAGCTTCGCGGCTGGAATCGGCTTGCCTTTTTTCGCACCAAGCTCTGAGCGCAGAGCGCCGGGCTTTTTGATTGCTTTTTGAATCCATTTTTCAGCCATTACAATTTCTCCGCAGTTTGATATGCTTTTAAAAGGCTTTGCAAACGCTCAACTTCTTCATCACGTTCTTTGAGTTTACGCAACAAGCTCTCGTTCATATCCGCCCAAACTAGTATTTGGCTCATACGTTCTTTATGGTCGCGGCGCATCATCTCAAACAGTTGTTCACTGATTTCTAATTGCTTTTGAATGTGGCTTGCTATAGTCATCTGTAACTCGCTGTTTTCTTTGCTATACCCTTGGGTTGCGCTACGAACTGTTTACCAGCCTTTTTACCCGCACGCTTTGCACGGGTTGTAGCTGCATACTCCGCTGGCGACAAAGATTTTATTGCTGCTTCTGGCAAATAACGCTCTCCCGTTTTGGAAGAAGGTTTCCCCGATTTGGTGCGCCATTTCTGGTCACCCCAATTTTTAAGGGATTGCTGTGGCGCTTTCAATCTCTGTAACCCCCACCTGCCGCCTTGTACTTCTTGGCTACTAGCTGGGCTTTACGTGCGGACCATTGACCTGCACCAGTTCCCTGCGTAGCTGCCGCTTTTACCTGAGACACAATCTTTTTGCGAAGACTGGGCTTAGTATAGTTCCCGGCGGCGTTTACCGTGCCCCCATCTTTGTACTGGGTGAAGTCAGTGTCATCCCTGCGGGCAGTTTTCTTACCCTTGGGCATTTTGGACGGGGCGATGTCCCCCATACCGCGACTGGGCATCATTTGGACATTCCCCCGCCGCACATGACCATAGTGCCACGGGTCTTACCCCGCATAGCAATGCCATCAGCACGACTAGAAGCTGAACCACCAGAAGCTTTTTTAACCACAATACCACTACCTAATTTAGGCGCGGGAGTACTGGGGCTACTTGTAGGTTCGTCTACAGGTGTGTAGTCTTCGTATTTAACGGGTTTAGACTTTTTTTCGTCAGCCATACGGCCTCCTTACTTCTTGGCCTTAGCCATTCCACCTTTTTTCATGCCCTTGTTACCGGCCATGACGATTTGTGTGCCTTTGGTTTTGCCTTTTGCGGCAATACCATCTTTGCTTGGGGCTGCGGTGCGAACCTTACCCATAGTCTCTTTGGTGATGCCCTTGCTTTGTTTGTTTGCACTCATTCCAGTGGTGTCGCCACCCATACTCATTTTCTTTGTAGCCATACGGCCTCCTTGTTTAAAAAGCGCCATATCACCATGATCGGTCTTTGGCTGATTCACTACTTGACGATCAGCTCTGGTTTTTCCCCCACCAGAACCAAACTTCATACCCTTACTCTTGCTACTGAAATCAGCGCCAACAGATTGGGGTACACCCACTTTCTTGGCAAACCCTTTGTTGTGGGCTACCGCGTCCATGAATTTCTTTTGTTTTTCACTCACCGCTGGCATCTTTGCCTCCTTTACGGCCAAACCAACCTTGAACCGTATCAGTTTCCCAAATACGAATTCCCACCCAGACAATACTGAGCAGGGCGGATATTGAAGGTAGCATTTCGGTTAATGTCCCAACGACTGTAACGAGCGATAGCCCGTCAACAAATTGTTTAGCGGTTTCGTGGTTTTCAGTCATTAGCACATCCTTCCCTTGGTTTTGCCCTTTTGGGCTATACCGTCTGCTGCTTTAATGTATCCACCATCAGCGCAGTTCCACGCTCTAAGACTCTTGTTGATCCTAGAGTTCGGGTCGTTCGCTGTGCTTGCGGATGTCAATTTTTTCTTCATGCCACTCATCCTTGCACAAAAAGAGTCGCGCCTTGAGCCGCCTTCTGGTTGCGGTGGTTTCAAGTTGTGACCTTCTTTCTTCGCAGAGGCTCGGCCCTTGGCGTTCAAGCCGCCGTTGGGGTTCTTGCCTTCCTTGCGTTGCCACGCTGGTGACTTTGCCATACATTATGTTCCTTTAATTAAAAAACATCAAGAAGTTACCGCTGTTTAGCGTCAAAAAGTTCCAGCCCGTGTTGTTGCCGCTGTTCGTGGAATTATATGCGTTCCATGTTGCGCCGCCAGATGCCGTAGAGTCTTGAAGGTTCAAATAACTGGCGCTAACCGTACCGCTTGCCTTGCTGATCGTTCTTGCTGTTCCAGCTACGCTACTGTTAAATGTGACTAGGTTTCCTGACGTTCCGCTTACGTTAAAGTTGGTCACGGTTAATGCACCTGCGGTACTGAGCAAAGAAATTGTGCAGGGCTGAACAGTATTTCTTAGCGTTCCTATTATTGAGGCTTGACCAGATACTCCAATAATCAAAATGCCGTTTGTACCCGACATAGTAATAATTAAGCTTGAAGTTGTTGCGCCCGATCCTGTACCAGCTAATAAAGTTGTTCCTGTTGTTGTAAAAATAACTTCAGCGCCAGTAAAGTTGTATGTTGTTCCCGTAGTAGAACCGACAAATCCTGTTGTGCTTGTGCCGCCAGTAATTGTTATAGAGCTGTTTGTAAGAGTTAATGTCTTTGTGCTGGTGTTATTAAAGTTAAAAGTTCCACAAGTAATTGATTTAGCGTTTGAGTCAAAAGTTCCGTTATTTAAGTTTACAGCCCTGCTTGTCCCAACCGTCAAAGCATCTTGTAACTGCCATGAGCCACCTACACCGTTAAAAGTGATTGGGAAATCTAAGTTTTGAGCGTTGGTTGTGATTGTCCGAACCGTTGCGCTGGTTGAACCAAATGTGGTTGCGGACACGCCAGCCACCAAACTCATGCCAGATGAAAGAGTCAGGTTGCCATAAATTGTTCTTGCGCTATTGTTTAGCGCCGCTGTATATCCTGTGAAATCTAAGTTACGAATAGCGCCTTGAATAGTAAAAGGTTCTGCTCCTGCACTGATATAAAACGACACAGAGTTTGCTTCTGTACCATTAGATGTATTGCCGTGATTGATAAACCTCGTTGTCCCTGATGGCACAGCACCCGTGACGTTAACTGTTGGCGTTCCAGTTACGGTTAAGTTAGTTGCAATACCAACGTTCCATATTGTTTGTCCTACGTTGGTGTTGGTTATTGTTATATTACCTGTACCAAAAGCCAACGTTCTTGCATAGGTAACTGAACTGGCAAAGTTACCAAATATAGTAAATGAAAAGTTATTTAAGTTAAGCGTTCCAGAACTTAAACCAACGTTTCTACCTCCAGCAGAACCTACAGTCAAAGCGTCTTGCAATGTGTATGTTGTTGAACCAGCATTTGCAAGAGTTCCGCTTACGGTCTGTGCGCCAGTAGTTGCGTTTAAATACGACACGGTTGTGTTGGTACTTGCCGTTACTGTGTATGTTCCGTTGTAACCCGCTGGAGTTACGTTAACCACAGTAATTGTGCTTCCTACGGCAATACAGTTAAGTGTGCTATTAATAGTTAAAGTAGCTGTCGTTCCATTGCCTGTTGCGGCAGTTGTCGTAAGGTTATATCCAAAGTTAATTGGAAAATCTAAGTTTTTGGCGTTAGTTGTAATTTGCTGAGTTCCGCTTGCTCTGCAAAATGAAGTGCTTAATGTACTTGCGGTTACGGTTGTTCCACTACTGATAATCAAGTTGCCATATATAAACCTAGTGTTACCAGCTAATGTTCCAGTAAAACCCGTAAGATTTAAATCTATAAAACATCCGTTAATACCAATAGTATCTGAACCTGCTGACACGTTTACAGTAATAGCGTTTGTTTCCGACCCTCCAGAAGTGTTTCCATGAGCAACGGTTCTTGTAAAAGCACCCGATGATGTTCCTGTTACGTTAACTGTAGGTGTTCCTGTGATTGAAAAGTTTGTAAGTGTTGGACAATTCCATACTGTATTGCTGGCGGCTGTGTTGTATGTGCAGGTAATGTTGCCAGTACCAAAAGCTATTGCTCTTACAGCAGAAACATTTGATGTAATGGCAAAAGCACCAAAATTTGAAAGCGTAAAATTGTTTAAATTAAGCGTACCAGTATATAAGTTAATTGTTCTAGCTGTAGCGGATGATGGAGTTGCTACCGTTAAAGCATCTTGCAAAACGTAAGTTGTTGACCCGCCATTGACAATAATTCCTGAAACAGTTTGTGCGCCTGTTGTTGCATTTAAATAAGATACGCTTGTGTTCGTACTGGCTGTAACTGTATAAGTTCCGTTGTATCCAGTAGGTGTGACGCCCGAAACAACAATGGTGCTACCAACAGCAGGACAGTTAGTAGACGTTGAAAAAGTTAATGTAGCAGTTGTTCCGTCACCAGATGCTGCCGATGTAGCAAAGCTGTAGCCAAAGTTAATTGGAAAATCAAAGTTTAATGCTGCGCTTGTGATTTGTTGTGTAGCATTTGTTGCCGCGAACGATGTTGCGTTTGCACCAGCGGTTAACGTCATAGTGCTACTCATTACTAAGTTGCCGTATATATATCTACCACTGTTTGACAGAGTGCTTGAACAACCCGTAAAGTCTAAGTTTTTAAATGCGCCTTGTACAGAAACAAGACTGCCTGTATCACCTGCTTGGATATTTAAATTGACCGCATTAGGTTCAGAACCACCAGCAGTGCCTCCGTGGGTAAATGTTCTTGTAAAACCAGAGTTGGTGCTAGTGTTAATTACGTTGACTGTTGGCGTACCTGTAACGGTTAAGTTAGTTGCGGTTGCTACGTTCCACAGCGTTTGGTTAGCTGTGTTTGCGGTTCCAATAATTGATATTAAACCGCCATTAAATGCCAATGTTCTTGCGTTTGCGTTGTTTGAACCAAAAGCAAAACAAGTCGCCGTAAACCCGCCAAGATTTAATGATCCGTTTGTAAGGGTTAAACCGGTACCGCCTGTAGAAAAAGCACTTGAAAAAGTCCAACCTCCCCCAATTCCATCAAATGTTACTGCGCTACCAAATGACTTTCCGTTAAGGTTTATTGTTTTTCCTGTTGCTGTGGCAGCAAATGTTATTGAACCAGTATTTGATCTAGTAAAGTTTGTTGCGGGTAAAAGAAAACTGCCATAAATATTCATGGAGGCAGTTCCTGCCAACGTCATTACGCCGTCAACAGCAGTAGCATCAAAGTCTAAACAGACCGCAGTTGCCGTCACCATTGTCACGGTGAACGCAGTCGTACCTACATTTGAGTTGGCATCAAAGAATACGTTATCAGCGGATGTAGGTACAGACGCACCAACAACCCCGCCTGATGATGTAGACCAGTTTACGGTGTTTGTACCGTTCCAAGTACCTGTGCCGCCAACCCAGTATCTGTTTGCCATTACTCAGCAGGAATGGGGTTGCCATCCTCATCATGCATGATATTTCCGTCTTGATCCCGTTTGTACTCAGGAGGCGGCGCTGTGATAGCCGTTAGCCAATTACTAATGCGAGTCTGCTTCATCGCTTCTAACTCATCATCGGTATATGTGTGGTTGTCAGGGAGGTTTAACGCATCCCTAAAAATGATACCGTTGTGGTCATATTCAAAAATGATTTGCATGATTAAGCCTGTGTAGTTACTGCAATGACATCCCAACGTGTGTTGTTTGCGTTATACATACAACCAACATAAGTTGTTTTGTTAATTACTGTGGTTGTTGGCAGTGTTGTGCCAATTACCGTATATGTTGCATCCCAAGTCAATGCTCTGGCTGTGCCGTTGTCCAGTAGCCTAAAAATCAATTTATCGCCGTCTAAGGGCGTTCCCGTGGGTGCGTTGATGGTCAAGCCGGTTGCAAGGGCTGTGTATGCGTATACGTCCGCTGTTGCGATGCTTGGCGTTAGAGTCGTTGCTGTTGCCGCTGTCGTGACTCTTGGGTCAATGCGCTTGTTTGACAAGGTTTCAGTGCCAGCATACGTTGCAATAGATGCGGCAGCCAAACTAGACGCGCCTGTACCGCCTCGATTTATAGCTACAACGTTACCGTTCCATGTGGCGCTAGTGATTGAACCAGCGTAATCAAGCGTGTTTGTTGACCAAGATACGTTTGCTGGCGTGAAATCATGTCTATCCCATGAACCCGCCGCAATCGCGTTAGACAATAAACTTACATCAACAAATGCACCAGATGGAACAGAAACAATAAGCGTTCCAGAGTTGTTGTTTACAGTAATTGCACCACTAGATTGGTTATTGTTAAAAGTAAAATTTACGCCATTTGGCAAAGTAGTAGCATTTGGTAATTGATATGTCTGACCACCAGAACCAGTAACTACATAGTTCGGCGCAGATGCCGCTGTAAGCACTGTTGTTGTACCTGCCGCCGCTACGTTTACATATCCTTCGCTAATCGAATTAACAGAAATGTTTTGATTAGCGTCACGCAAAACAACAGAGTTTGCACCGCTAGTTGTCAAGGCGATATTAGGCGCAGTACCACCAGAAGAAGTAACTGGGGCTGTTGCCGTTACGCTTGTAACGCCGGGGTTAATTACTGCCATTCTTGTATCGCCAAATTGGACGATGCGTTAGCCGCTATAGCATTAACTGCCGCAGTCGTATACATGTATTCATCCATGAAGAACGTGCCGTTAGGATACAGCGTGATTCCACTGTTCAATACCGCCGCAACTCCAAACCCAAGACTGATGTTTCCCGTGCTTGTGTTAATTAAAACCAAGCCTTTTCTGTTTGCGTTTGACGCTACCGCTTGCGCTGAAGTTACTCCTACAGTGGCAAAGGTAGGACTGTTTGCGGTGAGTGCAGTTTTGGTACTTACAACACTGTCAGAAGACAATACC